TTTAGAATTGTTCTAGTTTTAGTTTGCGATTAGCCCCCCTTAAATTTTCGGGCGGGGGCTGTTATATATTATATATACCCCTCCCTATGTGTGACATATCTGCAACACCCCCCCTTCGCTCTGAGAAACGCCAAGGTACCCTAGCCAAAAATTTCCCGAAATATTCACGAGTCTCTGTGTGAGCCATAAATATAAGAGATATATCTTATATAGGTTAATGACTGGTTTATGACTCACTGTGAGACTACTAAGTCTCTGTGTGAGACTACTTGCCAGTAACACCGCACCTGTGTCATAAATATCACAGAGGAGATTTTGTTTCGGTTGAGCGTTCTCCTCCTTGTCGCTCCCGATTGGGGGGACGGGTTATTTCCCTTTCCTGTCCCCCCTACAAGGAGAAGTTATGAGTGATAAAAAATTAGATGTAGAAGAGTTGTTGCTTGCAATAGCCCTTGACCCTGTTTTGTTTGTTGAGTCCATCCTGCAAGCCAGCCCAGAGGAGTGGCAACGCAAGGCTCTGTGTGCTGTGAGAGACAATGACCGTGTAGCCATCCGCTCTGGTCACGGTATCGGTAAGACTGCATTTCTTTCGTGGTTGATACTTTGGTGGGTCTTGACACGCTCTCCCAGTCGGATAGCATGTACTGCCAACACTGCTAGTCAGTTGTCAGACATTTTATGGGCAGAGGTTGCAAAGTGGCATCGTCGTATGCCAGACGGCCTGAAAGATTTGATAGAAGTAAAGTCTGACAAAGTTGAGCTTACAGGGCACGACAGTTTTGCCGTTGCTCGTACTGCACGCCGAGAGACTCCAGAGGCGCTGCAAGGTTTCCACTCATCCAATATGCTATTTCTGATTGATGAGGCATCTGGTGTGGACGATATCATCTTTGAGGTTGGTGAAGGTGCTATGTCTACAGAGGGTGCCAAGACCGTCATGACGGGCAACCCAACCCGTACATCTGGATATTTCTACGAAGCCTTCAACAAGATGAGAGAGAGATGGTTTACCATGAAGGTGGCCTCTGCTGATAGCACTCAGGTCAGCGACAATTTCATAGATGATATGAAAATGAAGTATGGGGAGGATAGCAATATTTATCGTGTTCGTGTTTTGGGCGAATGGCCTGAAGCTGACGATGATGTGGTCGTTCCGTTGCACCTCTTGCAAGCTGCCTCAGAGCGCGACCAAGAGGCCGCAGAAACAACAACAGTTGTTTGGGGCTTGGACGTTGCGCGTTTTGGTACTGATAAAACTGCCCTGTGTAAACGCAAGGGGAATGTCGTGACTGAGCCAGTCAAGACATGGCGCAATAAAGACCTAATGGAAGTGTGTGGGATTATATTGAATGAATATGAAACGACTAGGTGGAGTGATAGGCCATCCGAAATACTTGTTGATAGTATCGGTCTTGGTGCTGGTGTTGTTGACCGCCTCATGGAACTTGATTTACCTGTGCGTGGGATTAACGTCGCTGAGTCCCCCGCGATGGGTGACAGATACGGACGCTTACGCGATGAGTTGTGGTTTCTCGCAAAAGAATGGTTTGAAGCCCGTGAGTGTACAATACCAAAACAAGACGAATTGATTGATGACCTGTCAAAGCCACGATTCAAGTTTACGTCAAATGGTAAGCTGAAGGTTGAGAGCAAAGATGAGATGAAAAGGCGTGGGTTGAACTCTCCCGACCTTGCAGACAGTTTTTGCCTGACATTTGCAACTCGTGCTAGCATTGCCAAGAGTGGCGGCGCACATAAATGGAACAGGCCGCTAAATTATGGTTCAGCAAAGTGGGTAGTGTGATGGATGAGTACATCGAAATGGGTGGCGAAGAGTTTGAAGTCATCGTTGCGCTGCTTGAGGAGTTGAGTGACTCAGGGGTCGAGTGGGATGACCTCTTGAACCTGACCTTGCTTGCATCAGCCTATTGTGGTCAAATGGCAGAAATGTCGCCTGAAGAGTATTTGCAGATTATAAGCTCTATCAGAGTGACAGAAGACGGAATTTACGGGGAAGCCTGATGGCTAAGAAAACAGTAGTAGTTTTTGAGCCGCGCACACCTACGCGCCGTAGGCACAAAAAACGTGGTCTGCACATACGAAAAAAACTCGGCCCGAAACACCATATGAGGGTTCACTGATGGCTATTGTTTACCGTGGTGAGCGTTTTGCTGGTTACAACAAACCGAAGCGCACTCCAAAGCATCCAAAAAAGAGTCATGCTGTGCTGGCAAAGGAAGGCGACAAGGTTCGCTTAATACGTTTTGGTCAGCAGGGCGTAAGGGGTGCTGGTAAAAACCCAAAGACAGCAAAAGAAAAAGCGCGTAGAAAGAGCTATTATGCTCGTCACAATGCACAAGGTAAGCCTACAAGCAAGCTGAGTGCAAAATACTGGTCACACAAAGTGAAGTGGTAGGAGTTTAAAATGGCAGGTTATATGTACAAAACTAGCAACTCTAAAAATAAAGATAAGAAAAAGAATAAAAAGGTAGCAAAAAAACCGACAAGAAGTCGGAGGGCATAATGGCTAAAGGTGTTGCACATTATTTTCGAGATGGCACTCGTCACACTGGTGGTATGCACAAGATGCCTAATGGGGAGCTTCACAGTGGTGGTTATCACACTGCATCAAGCAAAAGGCTCTATCACTATGCAGACCTTTCTGAAACTGCTAAGAAGAAAGCAAGGAAGCGTTCTTAATGTATGTTACTATTTACACAAGGAACCGTGCTGCTGAAAAACAGGCCGCACTGAAAGCTCAGAAAGCTGCTGAAGATGCTACTCCTAAAAAGCGTGGTCGCCCACGCAAACAGAGAAAGACAGACAAATGATTTGCCCACACTGCGGATACCCAAACCCTAATGGTTATCATGGAAATTGTAAGTCCTGTCGCAAGCCCTTGCAGGTTGAGCCTGTTGTTGAAACAAAACCAAAGGCCAAGTCAGAGCCCAAATCAGAATGTAAATGCAAAACAAAAGTTAAGTCAGAGCCTAAACCAAAATGTAAATGTAAACCTAAATCAAAACCGAAGAGCAAAAAAGCCAAAGTATCTAAGAAGGCATAATCATGGCTAAAATGAATGACATTGAGTTTCAGGCAATTGTTCGCAATGAGATTGAACAGGCATTAGGGCACTACGATACGGAGTATTCGCAAGACCGTATTGATGCGATGGACTACTATCTGGGTGAGCCATTTGGCAACGAGCAGACTGAACGCTCTCAAGTTGTTAGCACAGAAGTATCCGACACCATTGAACACATTATGCCATCTCTTATGCGTATCTTTACGCAGTCTGATGACTATGTACGCTTTGTGCCACACGGCCCCGAAGATGTTGCTATTGCCGAGCAAGCCAGTGATTACTGCAACTGGATTATCAACAATGACAATCGCGGTTTTGAAATCATGCACAACTGGTTCAAGGATTCGCTTATCCTAAAACTTGGTGTTGTAAAGTTCTATTGGGATGAAATTGTAGATGTTGAGACAGAAGAGTACGAAGGTCTTAATGCAGACGAACTAACTATTTTGGTTTCAGACCCAGAGGTTGAGGTTGTTAGCCAAGATGAGCGCACCATTGGTGAAGACATGGAAGGGCCAGAGGGTATCGTCATTCCTGCCCCTGTTATCTATGATGTAAAAATTAAGCGCACAAAAAACACTGGCAGTGTGCGTATTGAAAACATACCACCAGAAGAGTTTTTGATTGGCAACAGAGCCAAGTCTCTTGAAGATGCCAGCTTCGTTGCACACCGTTCAGCCATGACTGTCAGCGACCTTGTGTCGATGGGCTATGACCGTGACGAGATTGAGCAGTATGCTGGCTACACAGACCTAGATATTTCTGAGGAGCGCACATCTCGCTTTGAAGACTTAGAGTCAAATTCTGCTACTGACAGCAATGACCCAACTATGCGTCACGTTCTTGTGACCGAATGTTATATTCGCTCTGACTATGATGGCGATGGTGTTGCTGAGTTCCGCAGGGTTCTTACTGTGGGTAATGGGTATCATATTCTTGAGAATGAAGAGTTTGACCATATACCATTTGCCGTCCTGTCTCCGATTCTTATGCCGCACAGAGCCATTGGTCGCTCTGTAGCAGAGCTTGTGATGGATGTGCAGCTTATCAAGTCTACGCTTATGCGTCAGTTGCTTGATAATATTTACAACACAAACAATGCTCGTGTTGTTGCTGTTGAGGGTCAGGTAAACCTAGACGACTTACTTACTAACAGGCCGGGCGGGATAGTTAGAACCCGAACTGCTGGTGCTGTTCAGCCGTTGCAGGTTCCAGATGTTTCTAGTTCTGTTTTCCCTGCATTGAACTATATGGACAGTGTTCGTGAACAGCGTACAGGCATTAGCAAGCAATCAATGGGCTTGGATGCAGACGCGCTTCAATCAACAACGGCTACGGCTGTTGCTGCTATGCAGGCTGCATCTCAGGGCAAGATTGAAATGATTGCTCGTGTATTTGCAGAGACTGGTGTTCGTAGCCTTTTCCGTGGTATTTTGCATCTAGTCACCAAGTACCAAAACAAAGAAAAGATTATTCGCTTGCGTAATCAGTTTGTGCCCATGAACCCCCGTGAGTGGGAAAGTGCCTATGATGTGCAAATCAACGTAGGTTTGGGCACAGCACAGCGTGACCAGCAGGTTGCTTTCCTATCTCAGATTGCACAAAAACAAGAGCAGGTTCTTATGCAGATGGGGTTGAACAACCCAATGGTTAGCTTATCTCAGTATCGTAATACGCTTGCTAAGATTGCAGAACTTTCTGGTTTCAAAGATGCTTCTCAGTTCTTTGCACCTGCCGAACAGATTGAAGCCACACTTATGCAACAGGCACAGGCTGCTCAACAAGCTGGGCCACAGCAAGACCCTCTTGTTGCAGTTGAAATGCAGAAAATGCAAGCTGAGTTGCAGATGGAACAACAGAAAATGGAGATGGAGTTTCAGCTTAAACGCGAAAAGATGGCTGCTGAACTTGAACTTCGCCGCCAAGAGCTTGAGTTTGAAATGCAGCTTCGTACAGAAAAAGTGCGCTCTGGCATAGAAACATCAATAAATCTACCTCGTGTATAAAATATCTTGCGTAAAAAGCATTGTGTGATATTTTTGCAACAAGGAGATGTGAATGAATGAAGGGAAACTAAGGGGGGAGCAAGATAGGGGTGAACGCGCAAAAGCATTGCTTCGTGACCCTCTTATCTTGGAGGCGTTTAGTAAGTTAGAGGAAACTTACTTGGACGCTTGGAAAAATCCCTCGTCATCTGCTGATGAACGAGAAACGCTATTTCAGATGTACCAAGCACTAATGGTGGTGCAAGGCCATTTGAATGAGGTTGTCGAGACAGGCAACTTAGCAAAGATAGAGCTACGCTCTTAAAGATTTATAGAGGAGAAACGAAATGAGCGATGAACCCAGCACCCTGTTAGGAACTGGAAAGTCACTTAGCAAAGGTCAAGCTGTTGACCTTCTCTTGAACACCAACGCCCCCGAAGAGGCAAGCGGAGATGCTCAAGAGCCTGTAGCCGAAGTTGAAGAGGCCATTGAGGTCGAAGAAACTGAGGCGGCATCTGAAGATGAATTTGAGGCCGAGGACGCGCTAGAGCTATCCGAAGCTGATGAGGATTATGAAGATGATGAAGAGTATGACGTTGACGTATCTGAGATTGAAGAAGTCGAAGACGAGACAGAATACTACACTGTGAAGATTGATGGTGAAGAGAAGAACGTCACTGCTGACGAACTTGTCAAATCTTATCAGTTGGAACAGGCTGCACAAAAGCGTATGCAAGAAGCTGCCGAGATTCGCAAGAACTCGGAAGTAGAGGTAGCCGCCCTAGCGCAGCAGCGAGAGCAATATGCACAAGCTTTGCAATCGTTAGAAGCCCAACTAAGCTCTGCTGAAGAGAAACCCCAAGAGTATTGGGACAACCTCTACAGTGAAGACCCGATGGAGTATATGCGCCAACGTGAGGCTTATCGTGACCGTAAGGAAGCGACAGAAAAAGTAAAAGCTGAACAGGTGCGTGTACAGGAAGAACGTCAGCAGGAGTTTGTGCAACAGCATCAAGCTCACTTGGCAAAAGAGCAAGAGAAACTTCTTGAAGCCTTGCCAGACTGGAAAGACCCTGACGTTGCAGTAAAAGAGAAGCAAGCTATCATCTCTTATGCTCAACGCAACTTAGGTTTTTCTGAAGCTGAACTTGCTGCTACATCGGATAGTCGAGCAGTATTGGCACTTCGCAAGGCGTATCTTTACGATGAGTTAATGGCTAAGAAGCCAGCCGCTCAGAAAAAAGTAAAGAAAGCCCCGAAGGTCACTAAGTCAGGCAAACCAACGACCAAAGCTCAAGCTAACGCTAATCGTAAGAAACAGGCACTTGAACGCCTAAATAAATCTGGCAGCAAAGATGATGCTGTCGCCGTACTATTAGAGAGAATGAGGTCTTAAAATGGCACAATTTACTACAGCCAATGCAATTGGCGAACGGGAAGACCTGAGTGATGTAATCACTCGCATCGACCCAGATGAAACCCCGATTTTTTCTGCTCTGCGGAAAGAAACAGGTAACGGTGTATTTGTCGAGTGGCAAGTACAAGAATTGGCTGCTGCCGTAGCAACCAACCACCAAAACGAAGGTGCTGACGCATCATACGCAACCCCGACAGCTACGACTCGCCTCGGAAACTACATGCAGATTTCACAGAAAGATGCACAAGTTTCTGGCACTTTGGATGCTGTTGATAAGGCGGGGCGTGATGCGGAGGTCGCATATCAAAAAGTTCTTAAGGGACTTGAGTTGCGGCGCGACATAGAAAAGTATCTGAACTCAGATACGGCTCGTAGCGCATCTGACCCGCGCAAAGCTGGTACTCTGTCAAGCTGGATTACCAACGTGTCTATCGCTAGTGACGAAACTGCTTTCAATGCAGGTGTTGGCACTGGCACACACGTTCCTGCTATGGATGGTACGAATCGCACGATGACTCTTGCTATGATTGACGCTGCTATGCAAGCTGCCTACACCGATGGTGGTCAGCCGAACATGCTCGTTGTTTCTCCTGCCAAGAAAGCTTCCTTTAGTGACCTGAACAGTGGTTCAGTTGCTACCAACCAAATCAACTATACTGCTCCTCGTGAGGCAGCTATCGTTGGGTCGGTTTCGCTGTATCTCAGCGACTATGGGCAGCTTGATGTGGTCATTGACCGTTTTGCCTCAGATGACCGCGTGTATCTGCTCGACAGTGACTACGCAAGCATCTGCACACTTCCCAACCGTAACTTCACGGTTGACGATTTGGCTAAAACGGGTGACTCAGAGAAGTTCCAAATCATTACGGAATTTACTCTGAAAGTATCTGCACCAAAAGCACACGGTGCGGTTTACAACCTGTCGTAAGTCTTCAGGGGGTAGCTTTGGCTACCCCCATTACTTTTGGGGAGAAAGATGAAGAAAAGACTTGTTACGTCTGACCCTCTTTCTGGTAAGGAAACGTGGGCGCATTTTAACGAAGATGGCAAGATTATTTACGAGAGCAAGCAGAACGTAGACGCTATGCTTTCTCGTAACAGGGAAGAGCGAAACAGCTACAAACAAGACTCTCTGATTGGTAATACACAAAAACACCATCAGAAGGTTGCAGAAATACCTTCGGCTCTGTATCATCAGCTTATTAAAGAGTTGGGTGAGCCAAAGCATAATCCGAAGGCTTGGAAGAAGTGGCTGAATGATTATGATAACAGGTTCTTTAGAACTGGCGGCGGCAGCGTATAATGGCTATTACAAATTATTCTGAGCTAAAAACATCTATTGCCAACTTTTTGGCTCGTGATGATTTGACCACGCAAATTCCAGATTTTATATCTCTTGCAGAGTCTCGTATGTCTCGTGGGATGAACGCCCGTAGTCAGGAAAAGAGAGCTACGGCTACTCTTGTAGGCGGTGACGCATATGTTTCCTTGCCAACAGACTTGCGCTCCATACGTTTGGTTAAGCTAAACACATCTCCTAAAGAGGTTCTTGAGTATTACACACCAGCAAAGCTGGACGAGTTGTATGCAAGCAATGCACAAGGCAAGCCTCGTGCTTATACTATTATCGGCGGTGAGATTAAGTTTGCTCCAGAGCCTGACTCATCGTACACAGCAGAGATTGTGTACCAAGAAGGCATACCTGACCTTTCTGATGGCAATATTACGAATGAGATATTAACTCGTCACCCAGACGCATATCTTTATGGTTCTTTGGCTGCGGCTAGTGTATATTTGATGGACGACCAGAAAACTACTGTGTATGAACAGTTGTTTACACGGGCTATTGATGAAGTTAAGCGCGAAGAAGAGCGGAGCAAACAAGCTGGCTCTGCGCTTCAAATGAAATCTGATTACGGAGAACTGACATGAGCGCAATGAGCGATTACCTTGAGAACAAGTTTCTCGACCATTTTCTTGGAACGTCTAGCACATCCTCGCCATCTAATGTTTATGTTGCACTGCACACTGCTGACCCTACAGATGCTGGAACGGGCACAGAAGTAAGCGGGAATGGTTATGCTCGTCAAACCATTGCTTTCGGTGCTGCTTCGTCTGGCACTGCTTCTAATAGTGGTGCCGTTGAGTTTCCTGCCGCTTCTGGCGGTGCCTTTGGGACGGTTACTCATATTGGGTTGTGGGATGCGTCAACAAGCGGCAACCTTCTTTTCCACTCTGCGCTAACCACATCAAAAACTATCGCTGACGGTGACATCTTTAAGATTGCTGCATCAGGTATTGACATTACGGCAGCTTAGTTATGGCTGACATTGTAGGGCCAAACCTTGAGCAGCTTGATAACTGGGGTTACTTAGAGCAACTACCTAATCAGGCTCTTGACGCTGCGTTTTGGAATACGTTAGCCCTGCGTGAAGGTGAGGCCACACCTTCTATATCAGCAACTGTATCATCATCTGGTATTAGGATTCAGTTTGGTGCCTCAACACCGTCTGTATCGTCCACAGTAACGTCAGAAGGAATAAGAATACAGTTTGGTGAGGGTAGCCCAAGCGTTGCCGTTACAATCACCTCAGAGGGCATTAGAGTACAGTTTGGCGCATCTTTGGTTGTTGGCCCAGCTACTATGACTGCTGCTGGTGGCCTTCTTGCGATAGGTGCTGCAACCCCTGTTACTCAGGCTATTCTTTCTGCTATTGCTACTGGTGAGTTTATTGGTGCTTCTTCATTGTCTGCGATTGTTGCTATTGGCGAAACAGACGTAGAGATTTTAGGCGAAGACTGGTCTATAGTTGGCGAAGGCAGTGAAACATGGACAGAGGTATCTGAAGGAACAGAGATTTGGACTGTTGTTTCTGAAGGCTCTGAGACTTGGGGTGTGCAATGATTAAGCTAGGACAATTTTTACCTGACCAGCCTCCGTATAAAAATGCTGGAGCTACTGTAGCAACTAATGTTGTTCCTGCTGCAAACGGATATACAAATCTTCCTGATGTTTTGCCGTTTTCTGGTGCAACAAATAAATTTATTCGTGGATTGTTTGCTGCAAAGGATGACTCAGCCTCTGCTGCGATATATGTTGGCGATGAAAACTCTCTTTACAAATTTGACGCTACGGATTCTAGCCTTGACGATATTTCAAAAACATCTAACGCATCTTACTCAACGGGCACTGGTTATGTCTGGCGGTTTGTCCAGTTTGGTGAAAATGTTGTTGCCACTAATTATAGTGACCCTATCCAAACAATTACAGCAGCAGGGGGTGGTCGATTTGCTGATTTAGGCGGCTCCCCACCTAAAGCACGTTTCATTGCGGTTGTGCGTGACTTTGTGATGTGTGGTTATACTAACGACACCACTGACGGTGAAAAACCCTATCGTGTTCGGTGGTCTGGGATTGGTGACTATGATAGCTGGGCTGTGAGCGCAACCACGCAAGCAGACTTTCAGGACATATCAGATATGGGTTCTGTTACTGGCCTTGTTGGTGGTGAATATGCAACCATCTTAATGGAGAAGGGAATTGTACGCGCACAGTATGTTGGTTCTCCGCTTGTTTTTGAATTTGATAAAGTTCAGTTGCAACGTGGCTGTAAGGTTTCTGGTTCTGTTGCCGCTCTTGGTCGCAATGTATTTTATCTTTCTGACGATGGTTTTTATGTATTTGACGGTAACTCTTCTAAACCCATTGGAGCAGAGAAGGTAAACAGATTCTTTCTCAAGAGGTTCCAATCTAACAACGCTGCGCGTATGAGTGCTGTTGTTGACCCATCTCGTCAGATTGTTGTGTGGTCTTACCCTAGCGTTGACTCCGGTGATGGCACACCTGACGAGCTTATTATTTACAACTACGCAATAGATAGCTGGAGTACCGCAAGCATTGGCTTGGATGCAATGGCACCTCTATTTACGGCTGGTTACACGCTTGAGGGTCTTGCCACCATTTCCACCAACTTGGATACACTGCCTAGCTCTCTTGACTCCGCAGTTTACAAGGGCGGTGAGTTTTTCTTTGCTGGAGCAAAGGACAAGAAGATTCAAACTTTTACGGGTGATAATTTGAACGCGATTGTAGAGACTGGTGAGTTTGACATGCAGGCGGGTAAAAGCTCTCTTGTGAATGGTATTATCCCATACATTGAAAATGATAGTGGTTCACCTCTTACCGTTACTGCTCAGGTTGCCTCTAGGGACTCTGGCAATGCCGAAGTTGCCTTTGGTACAGCATCAAGCCTAAATGCCGACAACTTCTGCCCTGTGCGGTCTTCTGGTCGCTTTCATCGTGTTCGTGTGAACTTGAGTGGAAGCTGGACAAATGTACAGGGTATTGACGTTGATGGTCAGGTTAGAGGCCGCAGGTAATGGCTAATCAGTTTCGTAATCTTCCTAAAGAGGGTGGCTCACCTCGTCAGATTTCTGAGGTGGTAAACAACATCATGGAAGGCAAGATTAACAGCACAGGAACATTTACGGCTGCAAGCGGGACAACATCAACCACTGTGACTGACCGCCGTGCCAGTGTTAATAGCGTTATTCTGTTTGTTGGCCTTGACTCTCATTATTACGATGTTGACCCATATATTAGCTCTCGTGCCAATGGTAGCTTTGTTGTTGGTCACAAAAATCATGGTCATAACAGCAGTATTGCATACGTTATAATAGGTTGATGATTTACAGAGGGGAAAGTAAGGATTGGGCAAGGGCTAAGAGATATCTTGTTGATGCCTTAGAATACAGTGACGGGATGCTTGATATAGATGATATCAGGGATATGCTGGCTAGAAATCAAGCAGATTTATGGATGGGCAAAGATAGCGCGATAGTTACTCAGGTTATTGAAAGTCGTTTAGCCAAAGCCCTTCTTTATCATCTTGCTGGCGGCGATTTGAAAGAGTTGGCTGAAATGACAAAACACATAGAAAACTTGGCAAAAGATAAGGGCTGTAGTAAAGTGTTGATAAATGGGCGCGCTGGTTGGGGAAAAGCTCTCGGCGGTTACAAAGAACGCTCTAGGGTTTTTGAAAAGGATTTAACAAATGAGTAGTGTGGTAAGTAGTTTGGCTCCCGTAGTAGGCACTGCTCTTGGTGGCCCTGTGGGTGGCATGATAGGCACTGCTGTTGGTGGTGCGCTTGCACCTAAACCAAAATCACCAACCGTAGGTCAGGCACAGTTTGACACACAAGCCCCTGCTTATATTCAACCCCTGCTTGAACAAGCCGCCACCGAATCTCAACAATTATTTGAATCTGGTCAATTAGGACAGTATCAGCAACTTTCTCCGATAGAGCTTGCTGCCATTCAGCAGGGAATTGGTATGGCGCAAGCGGGTACGCCACTTACACCAGAAGCGCAGTTTGCAACAGGCCAGCTTCTTGGTGGGGCTGGTTCATTTCTTTCTCCTGCACAGCAGGTGTTTGAGCGTCTTGCGGCTGCTCCTGCAACGACATCAACACCGGAGTTTCAAGCTGCTTTAGAAAGCGCGATATCTCCTGCCATTCAACGTACGACCAGCCAATTTGGTAGAGCGGGTCGTTTGGGCAGTGGTTTGTTTGGTGAGGCTCTTGGCTCAGGTATTGCTAGTGCTGCGGCACCTGCTGTTCTTCAAGCGCAGCAAGCTGACTTTGAGCGTCAACTTCGCGCCGCTACTGGCCTTGCTGACGTTGGTAGATTGGGTATCGGTGCTATGGAGGCGGGTGCCCGTCTTACTCCAGATATCGGCGCACTTGGGTTTGGGGATATTAATCGTCAACTACAGTATGCTGGCTTATTATCTCAGGAAGACCTTCTTCGCAGACAGCAAGACGCTCAGGCTTTGCGTGAGTATCAAGATTTAATTGAAGGCTCAATGTTTGGTCAAACAGAAACCAGACCTGTCTACTCAGCACCTCAGTACAGCACTAGCGACAAGATAAAAAGTGCTATTAGTGGTCAGCTTATTGATTATGGCACGGGCATGTTTGGTGATTTCTTAGGCGGTTTAGGGGGGCCAAATCTTGGTTCAGGTGGCCCCCTTGACTCTGAGTCTGGAAGTATTATAGGTGGCCCAGTTCCAAGGCCAAGTTATCCATAGGTTGTATTATGGCTCTTTTATCTGATATTCGTTCTGGTCTTCTTGGTCTTGGCTCTAGCGCAGTTGATGCTGGTCAGTCCATTGGTCGTGGCATAGGTCGGGGAGCAGGGCTTCTTGGTCAGCAGCTTGCCCAGCCTCTATCTCAGGGGGTTAAAGACATTCCTGATGTTATGCGCTTCTACGAAGCACAGCGTATGGCTCAACCTATGATGTCTTATGACCCAGCAGACCTAAGACCTGTTACTCCAATGGGTGTTACTGGTATGCTCCCCACCTTACGAGCAGCAGAGCAAGAGGCTGTGCAAAAGCCCATGCTTGATGCGTTGAGGCTTCAACAAGCAAAACGAGGTCAAGAGCTTGATGAGTTAAGGCTCTCTTTGGAGGGAGCAAGGTTAGAGCAAGAACTTAAAGCTGCTGGTCGTCCCAAAAGTGACGAGCTTGTTACAGTTTTTGACCGTGGTGGACAGCAAAAAACAGTTAGAAAGATTGTTGATGCTAATAACCGTACAGTGTTTTTTGACCCAGAGTCTAATAAGCCATTGGCTGCAAGTGAGTTCTTGTTAAAAAAACCAGAGGTTGCACCAAGGGAGTCCACTACTGTTTACATTGGGGGTGAGCCTCAAACTGCTATTAAGACAAAAGATGCTTCTGGGAACCCTATTTACCTTGACCCCAATTCAAGGGCAGAAATACCTATTGGTTCCGACTTTAGCTTGGTTAAGCCATCTTCATCTCAATCAGAAATTAAGACTGAAAAACCCTTTACAGTAAAGTTAACTAAAGACTTTGAGGGCAACAAAGAGGGGGACTTTGTTACAGTTCAGTCTGTTACTATAGATGGACAGGAATCTCTATATAATGAAAATGAGCAGGGCAGACGATTAGAAATACCGACCTCGGTATTTACTAGCGAATATGTAAGTCCTGCGGATGTTCTTTCTGCATCTATTCCTACTATTGAAAAGTTATCTAAGACCATTAGTGATGAACAGGGTGCTTTAGCGGGTATTGATAGGTTTGCAACTTATGCTGAAAGAGCGCAGGAGGTTGGTCTTGGTGGTATTCGGTCAAAGATAGCAGCCTTATCTGGGGGTATTAAAAGTCTTGGCGATGGTAAGTTAAATGAAAGAGAAAGATTGCAGCGTTTCTTGGTTGCAAATCAACAAGGAACACTCGGAAGACTTAGAATTGAAATTCTTGGCCCTGGAGTTTTGACTGATAGGGATGCGGAGCGACTTATTGCTTCTATGGGCACTGATATTAATAGTTGGTTCGCCAATCTTGACCTATTAAGAAGCACCCTTGCGGATATTAGGGCGGAAAAACTTGACGCTCTTGATGATACAAAAAGAAGGCGTGAGGCTTATGCAGCTGGTAGAATTCCAGAACCCAGCCAAAGAATAACTGCGCCAACATCTTGGTTTAAGAATGGTGGTACATACGCTGCTTGGGACGCTCTTACCAATGAAGAAAAAAGAGAAGCTATGGCGGCATCCATAGAGGGGGATGCTCAATGAACCAAGACAAGATGAAATCTCTTATTGCAAAAGGCAACGAAAGGGCAGCTAAAAAAAGTTCTGAGCAATTAGAAAAAAGCACAGAGCAGATTTCAGTTCCGACTTTTGGCCCTATGGGAATCGGCCCAAGAACCCCTGAAGCAATGGCCTTGGATTTGCAGACCATAAATGCTC